GACTTGTACAGGAAGTAAAACGTATTGATATACTATTAAATAAAACAAGAGAAGAGTATGCCACACGTAAAGAACTTAGAGATGATCTTACACAGGTAATGGATGCACTACATAGATTAGAAGATAAACTAGATAAAGTATTGAGCAAGGATTAATTAAATGGCAAAGAAAAGAGAAATAACAGCAAGACAAGCCAAGGAAAATCTTAAAGCTTATGGGTATGATGGTAACGCTAAGTGGATAGAGATAGATAATTTTGTTAGACTTAATCCAAGGGCTAAAGCTGCACTTATTGCTAACAAAGGTGCATTTATACAAAGTGAAGCATTAGGTTTTTCTAATGGTGGTATGACACAAGAAGAAGCTAGAGCTAAGTTAAAACAAATAGGTCCTACAGTTTCAGGTGATATGGGTGATTACTCTGATCTATCTACATTTGATAACTATGATTTTAGTAGCTCTCCTTTTACATTAGAAGAGTTTAAAGAAACAGCAAGAATAGCAGGTGCAGGTGGAAAAACACAAGAAGCATCTGATCTTAATGTAATTCATGGTGCTACTTATGGCTATAAACATAAGGATAGTGATACAGAAAGTGATGATAAACCTGCAGACACACCTGCAGAAACTCCTGCTACTACTCAACCAGTTATGTCAACTCCAACAAGATCTGCTCCTGCTCCTGATATGCCAGCTACTGTTTCTTTAGAGCCTAGTCAAGGAGAGATTGATAGAGCTGCAGAAATATTTTCTGATGATGGAACTGTAACATTACCTACTGGTACTTCTGATTTACCATCAATAGAAACACCTACTGTAGAAGCTCCTGAAGGAACAACAGCAGTAGATGCACCAACATTTGAAGCTAATATAGATAGACAAACTGAACAGTTTAAACAAAGAGGAATAGATCAAGCTCAACTTATACAGCCACAAACTCGTGCAGAAAAAATAGCAGCAGGTCAAGCAGGAAAACTTGAACAAAGACTTTATCAAAACAGACAGGGTATGTCTACATATGTTCTTGGTGTATATAATAGTGAAGGTGTATGGACTCCTTCTCAGTCTATACCTCAAGGATACAGAGAAGCTAATGTAGGACAAGCACCTTATCTTGTACAGCAAGCAGCATCTGCTCCTACTACTGCAACTCCCACTACCACTGCTTCTTCTACTGAACCTATGGGTAGACGAGGAGATTTAATTCCAGATAGTCCACTATCATCTCCAGATGAAGTAGCTGAATCTTTAGTACCAAGATGGTCACAACCACAGAAATATTTTGGTAGAACACTTCCACCGGGAACTTATGCAGGTCCTAATGATATGATTCATAAATTTGGTGAAGGACCTTACGCAGAAGAAACAAGTGCTTATCTAAGATCTATTGGAAAAACACTTGAAGAATTTATTGCAAGTGCAAATTGGGAAGCAACATCAACTCCAGAATTAACAGGTAATCCTTCATTTGCTACAACTAAAAATCAAGGTGGTATGATTAAAGGTTATAGTCCCGGTGGTCTGACAATTGATCCATCATTTATGCCACGCCCATCACCTCCTCCAAGAATTGTGCCACAAGATCCTGATGAAGAGGATAAAACTAATCCTACAGTTACTGTCGCAGGAGAACAACTTAATAAAGGACAAGTAGCACAAGGTCAAGCTGATCTTACTGCAGGTGCAATACTAGATCCTGCAGGTACAGCAGTAGCAGCTCCTGTATCACAAATTAATCCTGATGCAGAAGGTACAGTACTAGAAGCTACCACAGGTCAAACAGCAACGACTGCTCCTGTTATTACTGATCCTGCACAGGTTGGACAAACAGTTACTGCAGATACTCCAGACAAACCTGATGTTACTAAAGTCACAACTCAAAAAGCACAAACAGATGTAGAAGATGCTCTTAAAGATGTAACTGGTGCAAAGTCAGAAGGTCCTACAAAAACAATAGAAGCACAGACACAAGATACTACAAAGGTATCTGATCTTGAAGCAGCTCAAGGAACTACTAAAGAGATTCAGGATCAACTAAAAGCAGATATGCCTACTAGAGAGCTATCACCTGAAGAACTTGTATCTGGTAGTGCAGTAGATAAAGGTGAAGTAGCAGAAACTTTTGGAACAGGAGAAGTAAAAGCTGCTTCTATGCAAGATGAATTAACTACCTTGATGGATCAGTTTGAGGGAGGTAACACACCACCTTGGGCAGCAGGAGCAATGCGTAGAGCTACTGCAGTTATGGCACAGAGAGGTTTAGGTTCATCTAGTATGGCAGGTCAAGCCATTATACAAGCGGCTATGGAA